TGACCCCCATAAGGCTGTCTTCACGAGCCTGTTCGGTAACGGTCGCGCACAAGCTTCGCCATCGGCGCACACTTTAGGTTTTCGGTAAACCATCCAATAGCCATAGGCGAGAAAACCTAGAGTTATCGTAATGAAAATCGGCTTGTAGGGCTCCAGTGCTGTCAGGTTGCCTATCCAAGCACCAGATACGCCAAGGCTAAAGAGTATTAGCGGCACGATGCAGCATGTGGATGCCGCGATAGCGCCAAGAATACCACCTGCCGCAATCATGCGGGTCTTGCGGCTTTCTTTTGATATTTGTTGTTCCAGAATGTCGGTCGTTTCAGTCATTTCAATACTCTTGGATTTTTGCTGTTGTTTGGTATATACGATCTGTAGTAACTACAGATACAAGAGGTATTTTGAATGCAAAAGATCACAAACGCGCGAGGGTATCCAATTGGCCAGATGTCACGCGAAACCGGCGTCAATATTGAAACCATCCGTTATTACGAGCGTATCGCGATCATGCCCAAACCGGATCGCACAGCAGGGGGTAATCGGCAATACAACCACGACCAGCTAAAACGGCTGTTCTTCATACGCCGCGCCCGCGGGCTTGGTTTTAGTTTAGAAGAAATCCGCGGGCTATTTGAAATGGTCGACCGTAAGAACTTTACCTGCACCGAGGTGCATAATTTGACAGTTGGTCATCTTTCTTCCGTCAAAGCTAAGATTGCAAACCTGAAGAAGCTCGAAATGGCGTTGTCGAAAATGGTGTCCGAGTGCAGTCAGGGAGATGTGCCTGATTGCCCAATCCTAGATACGTTGTTCGAAGCATAATAGCTGGAAAGAGGTTGGGTTTCATATCCCTTAATGGCCCATTTTGCCAAAAACTCCACGAGTAATTGCCCACATTCCAAGTTCAAATTAGATTCACGTGTGCTTAAGAGTGGCAAAGTTGTTAGCTCTGTCGACCTTCGCTGCCAAAAATACTGCACAGGTTACGAATGGTAAAAAAATGTTGAAGCGGCATCCCACTGGTTAGGTGAGTCCGCACTGCTGCCACCCGATAGCTAATTTTCTGCGCTACGAACGAATGTCGGCTTTAGGAAAGCTGCTCCGCAACACTTGAAGCTCCGTTGAACGGCAGCAAAGGGCCTATTCTGTTGAAAAACTCCACTTGATTTTGGCGCGTTTGACTGATTCAATTTCCTTATTGATACAGGGGATTGCGAACGATGTTGGGACCGAAGCAGGAAGCACAAAGCGCTCTATTTTACGATTTCTCGATTGAGGATCATGTTCCGGCCGACCATATTTTACGAGCAATTGACGGCATCATTGATTTATCTGGCGTTCGTCAACATCTGTCTGGGTTCTATAGCACGACTGGCCGTCCTTCCGTTGATCCGGAGCTCATGATGCGCATGTTGCTCGTCGGATATATAATGGGCATTCGCTCTGAACGGCGGCTTTGCGATGAGGTCCATCTCAATCTGGCTTATCGCTGGTTTTGCAAGCTTGATCTGACAGATCCAATTCCAGATCACTCAACTTTTTCCAAAAACAGACATGGTCGCTTTCGTGACAGTGATCTGTTGCGCCATGTGTTCGAAACCGTTGTCGCTCAATGCATCGATGCAGGGCTGGCGAGCGGTCAGCGTTATGCGGCGGATGCGAGTATTATTGCTGCTGATGCTAACCGTCAGCAATCTACACCGAAGGCTGATTGGAACCCTGAGGCGATTGACCCGAATGAAGCGCCACGCGCCGTTCGGGAATATCTGGCAACACTGGATGACGCCGCGTTTGGCGCGGCCAGCCCCGTTATCCCTAAGTTTATCTCGCACTCAGATCCGGCGTCCCAATGGACTGGCGCACGCGGTGGACCTGCGTACTTTGCTTACTCCACGAACTATTTGATCGATACCGACAATGCAGTGATCTTGGATGTGGAAGCCACGCGGTCCATTCGTCAAGCCGAAGTTGGCGCGGTCAAAACCATGATTGATCGCGTGCAAAAGGTGCATAATCTTATGCCTGAACGCCTAATTGCCGACACAGCTTATGGATCAGGACCAATGTTAGATTGGTTGGTCGAGAAGCGCGGAATTGCACCGCATATTCCTGTAATTGACAAATCTGGGCGTAAGGATGGGACCTTTGAACGCGCTGATTTTACCTTCGACGCTGAAAATGACTTGTACATTTGCCCCGGCGGTAACGAACTCAAGCAATATCGCCGTGCCTATAAAACGCCAAGAACCGGTGCAAACAAAGATGAGACAATCCGTTATCGTGCGCGCAAATCAGACTGCGACGCGTGTGCCTTAAAAGAACGCTGCACCCCAAAAGAGCCACAGCGCAAAGTGACACGTTCGATCTACGAAACGTCCCGTGATGTCGCTCGTGGATTATCGCAAACGGAGCAATATGCAATCTCGCGGAAATTGCGCAAAAAGGTCGAGATGTCATTTGCCCATCTGAAACGCATTCACGGCTTAGGCCGGCTCAGATTACGTGGACCATTTGGCGCACATGACGAATTTATCCTCGCCGCAACCGCCCAAAACCTCAAAAAACTGGCCAAACTAGCGCCAAACCCAATCCGGACCAGAGCCACCGTATGAAACAAGGGCGGGAACCGTTTATGCAATGATGCGATCCGGTGAAAACGTTGAGTTTTTCAACAGAATAGGCCGAAAGCACCAATTGGACTGATCTGAGTGAGGGCCTGAAAGCCCGCATTGTGGAAGTTTTACTAAACACGAACCCTCCTTCATCTTCCCTCACTCCATTTCTCGACGATCAACCCTGGCACTGCCGCCGCCACCCTCTCCGCATCCCGCGCCAGATCCAGCCGCTTGCGCAATTTCACCTGTGGCACCAGCAGGAATATCGGAGCACTAACCTGCCCACGTCCGGTTTTAGCACGCGATGCCACCGCAGTCCCGCGCGCATTGATCCGGGCTTTCTCGGCCACCAGCAAGCTCGGACCATTGCGCCGATAGATAAACCGTAGCTTGAGGCCACGACGTCGTTCCCATTCCAGCGGTGTGAGGCGAGCCCCGCCACGCCCCTTGCCAGCGGCCTCGGTCGGAATAGCCAGATAGAACCCGTGTTTCGAGCGGATCAATACACCGCGATCATGGGCGTGGATGATTTTGGGCGCTTTTGACCAGATGAAGGCGGCCGCGTTCATACTTTCGCCCCGCTCCGGATAAGTCTTGTTGCGGATCGTTCGCGCCAACCGCTGCCCCAAACCCGCGCCGGTGATCTGTCCGCGCCAGCCGTTCTTGAGATCACTACCGGCCTGACGCATGGCTGCCGTAACAGCCTTTTCACCGGCCAAGACTTCCGCCCGCAACATCACAACCAGATCCGGATCAACATCAAGCTTCAGCTTCATGCGGGCCGCAGGTCCAGCGTCCAGATCAGTCGTTCGCGATCGCGCACCGGTTCACCCTGGATTACAAAGCCTTCGGTTCCAAACAGGATCAGGTCATCGGGGCGAGGATTTGCCAACTCGGAAACGAGCACATCAACGGTGGTCGTATCGCTAAGAATTCGCGCGGAACCAAAACTGCTGATCTCGTCGGGCGCGCGCCGGATCACGCGGATAGCGTGCTCTTCGCTTAACGCGGAAGAAATCCAGTAAGCATCCACCGCCATGGTGGCATTCGCAAAAATCCGGTCCATGGCGGCAGCAAAGGCGTTCATCGGAATACCCCGCTAGTTCGAGCTGTGCAGACGGATCGCAAGGCGCGGTCGCTTGTTAACCGGCAGGATCGAGGCCTCGGTCATCAGGTCGATCCATCGACCTTTTTCATCCAGATGCTGGCGTGCATAAAGTGGCAGACCGACAGTGTTGGCCGCCTCTAACAGGTTGGCAGGTCCACCGTACGTGGTGAAGGTGTCAAAGGTGCCGAGCGGAAAGGCGATGCCTTCGCCCGCGGGGATAAGGCGCTCGGAGCTGCCGTTCGAAAGCGTAACGCTGCCATTGTATTCCTCGAACAGGATTCCAGCGAAGGGAAAGCTGCGGCGCATGTCGTCGCGAAGTGGCTGGCCACCGGTTGCCGAGAAGAATTTATAGGCATCCTCTGTCTTGGGGTGCGAGATCAGCTTGTCAAAGAACTCGGAACTCACCAGTGCGTAAGCGCTGGTCATGGTTTCCCCAAGGAGACTGTCTTCGATCCCACGCAGCGTTGTACGCACTTTGCCCTGCACGTTGGTGCCCGCTGTACCAAACACAAAGTCGACCGAGATTTGCTCCAACCCGAATTCGGTAAAATAATTGTAAAGCGTGGTGCCAGCCCCGTCTTTGACGATACCGCGCAGCGCATTCATTTCCATGTATTCGCGGGTCTGGGCGTGCTTGCGCCGCATTAGCATCAGTTTGCGGTTCATGACCGTGAGCAGCGGATCTGCCGCGTCCGACATACCGATGGCAGGCGTGCCCTGAATATCAGCAGGCAGGATCACATCGTCATGCGGAATCCAGGGTAAGGCAAAGGAGCGCATCGAGCGACCCTCGCGCCCGCCCACCGTGGCGGGGGACCCGAGCGGCACCGATGGCAGCAAGCTGAGGACGCCTTCGAATTGCTCGATGATGACGGAGCGCTGGGTGACGCCCTCGAAACGGAACAGCCCGATCTGGGCAAGGCGCGTGTAAAGATTGGGCAGCAGGTTGATGGCTTGCGTCATTTCGGCCAGCGAATAGCCGCCAGCATCAAAGGGATTACGGGTGAGGGTCATGGGGTTCTCCGAAACTTTTTTTGGGGATGGATCAGGCGGCGTCGCGGGCAATGATGCCCAGAACGGCGAGCTCGGTGATTTTGGTTGCGGTTTTGGTGGCGTCATCGACGCTGGCATCGTACGTGAGGCTTGAACGCGAGATGATGGCAGGGCCGCGGGCAATGACGACACCGACGGTATCGGCGAGCATGGCATCAACGGAATAAAGCAGTACGGCGGCGGCAACCTCGGCGCCGTCAACTCCCCCGTCACTCGCAAGGGTGTAAAGCTCGCTGGCGGTGATCCGCCCGAGGACGGAGCCGACGGGATAGGCAATGCCGGCCAGTAGGGTGATGGTTTCGCGGGTGTAGTTGGGATTGAGCTCGTATTTGAGGATATCGCCAAGGCTGGCGGGTTTGACAAGCGGGGCCATTGTTTAGTCTCCGTGTTTGTTTTTTGGGAATGTGGGCTAACGCGTGGCGTCAGGTTCTTGCTTCAGCGGCGGCTTTTTTGGCCGCGGCCACAAGCGGGCTGTCTTTTGCCGACTCTGCAGCAGGTGTGGTAGCAACGATCAAAGCTGCATCGCTGGTGGCTGCCAAACTGTTCAAAACTTGCGCGCGCAATGCGCCAGGTTCGAGGCCGCGTTTCACAGCGTCGGCTGTATCTATCGAGACACCGAGACGTGCGGCTTGTGCGCAGATTTGTGCCACTTCGGCGGCCTGGGCGCGAATGACATCAGCATCCGGTGCGGCAGCGTTTGGGGTGTCGGGTTCGGCCTGTTGCGGCAAAGGTTTTGTTGGCGTCGCGGCAGGCGGTGTTGCCGCCTCTGTTTGCGCATGCGCCGGTGTTTGAACTGCAGGTATTTCGCTAGCTGTTTCATCGGCAGGCTCTGAGTTAGGTTTCATAGGGATTTCCTTTCGGGTTCTGGATTGGGGAATTCGGGTGCTCGCGTGCAGGAACGTAATCGCGCCCGGGTCATGACGGTCTTCGGCAAAGGCGCGAAAGGCACTACGGGGATCGGATACGGCATCTGCCAGTCCGGCCGTCACGGCTTCGACACCGCGAAATACCGCGGCTTCGGTTTTGAGTGCGGCTTCAATATCGAGCAATTCACCCCGCCCTTTGGCGACGGTTTGGGCAAAGAGCGTTCGCAGGTTTTCCAGCTCTAACTGCATGCGATCCCGGATCGCTTCGGGGAGGGGTTCATAAGGATTGGCATCAACCTTATGCGCACCGGCATGCACCAGCGTGACCCTGATACCCTTTTGATCGAGCATGCCGCTCATTTCGGAATGCAGGACCACCACGCCGATACTGCCGACCGCACCGGTGCGCGGTAGAGTGATGTGGCTGGCTTGCGAGGCCAGAATGTAACCTGCCGACAAGGCGTGCTCGGCGACAAAAGCATGGACCGGTTTTTGCTCTCGCGCAGCGCGAATGCGATCGGCGAGATCAAAGGCGCCGGCAACCTCGCCACCAAAACTGTCAATCTCTAGTGCAATCCCTCGCACTGCTGTGTCTGCAAGAGCAGCATCGATCTGCGCGGCAATACCCTCGTAAGACGTGATCCCCGAGGATTGCCCGATCCAGGCACCGCGATGCACCAGCGTGCCGGTGATCTCAACAATGGCAATCCCGTCGATCAGGGCAAAAGGACGAGTGCCGCGATCGCGCTCCCGCTCTGCCAGCTCGCCACCAATGAGGGAAGCACGAGCGGGTGGTGCGGCCTGTGCCAGTGCACCATCCTCAACCATATCCCCCTGAAACCTGATCTCGCGCCCCGTGATCCGTGGCCCGAGTCCGGAAAGAAAAGCCAGTACCTTGGACGGTTCCACCATCAGCGGCGTGTTAAACGCACGCTGGGCAATCTGTGCATGATGCATCATTCATCGGCCTCGCTGTTCGGTTCGGATTTCTTGGTTGGCAGTTCATCGTCATCGTCATCGCCGCTCGAAGCGTTACCCTCGCCGGGCGCCTGTGCCGGTGATCCAGGGCGGCGGAAATCAAGCCCGAGATCATGTTCGCGTGCCCGCTCGGCGGCGATCTCGCGATCAACCTGCTCGGCGTCATAGCCCCGCTCTGAAAGCGCTTGAGTGCGGGATTTAAGGCCGGCCTCGATCTGGAGGATTTCGGCCGAAGCATCCTTCATCGGATCAACCCAGTCCCATTTTGTCGGCAACCATGTGCAATTCTGGTACTGGCGGCGCTGGTTTTCATAATCGGGCAACTCCAGCGCACCCGATAGAACCGCAACATCCATCCAGCGCGTCCAGACCGCGCGACACATCTGGAATACCAGCACCCCGTGTTGCCAGGCCGAGATCCGGCGCCGAAAATCCACCAGAGAAATCCGCGAATTGGAAAAGTTCCCCCTGGCGGTGTCGTTGGTGAGGTACCCGTAGGGAATGCCGAGTGCGGCCGAGATTTGCAGCAGTGTTCTGTATTGGAACGGCTCGTATGTGGAGCCGGAATCCGGAATGGCGGGTGTGGAAACATCCTCGCCCGGATCAAGGCGCACGATTTGTCCGGGCTCGACTTCCAGATCCTCATCGGTTGGTTCCAGAGGGGTTTCCGGTGCGGGCGAGGTGATGAACATCGCAAACATTGCCGCGGTCTTTTTGCGCTCGAGCTCCGCATCATCATAAAGGTCAAGGGTGAAGAGTTTTACAATCGCGGGGGCAAAGCGCGACACACCACGCAACTGTCCGGCCTCGAGTGGGTCAATCACGTGGATCACGTCTGCAGCGGGAACACGCACAGTTTCACCCGCAAGTCCTGGGTCGGTTATATCGCCTGGGTGGCGGCGCAAAAAGTGATAGGCGATGCGCCGGCCAATGCGGTTAAATTCTATTCCCTGACGGATCAGCCCACCGCCGGATAGTTCGCGGTTCATATCGAGCGGTAGCATTTCGGAGGGCAGCATTTGCAATTGCAGCGGAACGCTTAGACCGTCGGCGGCGCGCCGTGTCCGGATGCGCAGGAAAACCTCGCCCGTTAAAAAGACCTCGCGGACGGCGCGGCGCTGTAACCCGTAAAAGTCCGTCAGCCCTTCGGCGTCGGCATCATCGGTCCAGGCCAGCCAGAGCGATTGCAAGTCTTCCTTCAAGGCGGGATCCGCAATGGACGAAGAGGGTTTGATGCCGTTCCCGACCACATTGCCAGCAAAAGCCTCGAGAGCGTTGGCGGCGTAGCCATTATTGCGCACCAGCCAGCGGGCTCGCGCCGTAATCGTGTCACCAGCCCCTGCAATCAGCGTGTTCACATGCAGGCGCGAGGCCCGAAACCCGCGCAAACGCCGGTGCATCTGTGCGGCATCAAAACCACCGATCACCGCGCCTAAACGTTGGCGAAACCCTTCCAATACCATTGCCTAAAGCCCCTTTGAGGCAACCGTGCCCCAGCGGCGTCGCCGTTTTGTGCCGCTGGCGGCCGCAATCCGGTTTTCCAGATTGGCGATGGCATTTGCCAGTTCACTGTCGGAGCCATAGGTGATGGTGCGCCCGTCGTAGCTCACAGCGCGCACGCCCGCGAAACGTGCTTCCTGCAGCGCATCAAGCAGGGTGCGCATTCGTTCAATTTCCATCTTAATCCCTCATAAATCTTGGTGTGTAGGCGCGCCGTTTGCGTCGCGGTGTGGCCAGTGTTCCGGCGGTTGCCACTGGTGGGCTGTTTGTTTGCGTGGTTTCAGGCGGATCGACATGTTGGCGCGTCTCCACACCGGCCTGTTCTTCAAGGCGTCGCCATGTTGCTTCGTCCCAGCGATCAGCTCCAAGAATCCAGGCGGCGGCGCGGGCATAGACGCGGCAATCCAGCGCCTCGTTGCGCTCGCGCATCTTTTGCCATTCCTGCCGGGCATATCCACGCTTGTTGCGCACCGTGACCAGTTGCTCGGCCACCAGTTGCTTGAGCCATTCGGTGTCGATCCAGTCGGGCAGATGCACGGTTCCGGGTGGATCGCAAACACCCAGATCTCGGTCCTCGTCGCTTGGACGTTCAAGGCGCAAAAAGCGGTAGGTTTCGGTTTTGAAGGTGGCGGTGGCGATCGACCAGAGCCGCGCACCACGGCGTAGACGTTTGCCGCCGCTCAAAGCATCGACATAGGTTGGTCCCGACACCGGTGTGGCGCGATTGAACCCCTCGAGCCCTTTGATCGGGGCGACCTGTTCAAAACCCTGCGCGCGGGCCCAAGTGTAAACAGTGGTTGCTTCATAACCGGAATCAATCGCCAGTTTTGCAATTGGCATCACCGCGCCATTGGCGTGCTGCCATGTTTTTCCCAGCAATGCTGTGAGTTCGGCCCACGCCTCGGCGTGATCGGGGCCACCGGCAATGACGATGTGATCGACAAGCCAGCTTTCCAGTCCACGACCCCAGGCCCAGACATCGACCTCGATGCGGTCTTTTTGCACATCGACGCCGGCAGTGAGAAACAACCCGCCCTCGGGGATCTGTGCCCCGTAACTTTCGCGGCGCTCGGACAATCGTTGCCATTCCGGCGCATCACCGCTCTCGACCCATGTTTCGCCCAACAGTGTGTTGCGGGCGGCGCGCAGCATGTCCTCGGAACCTTGTGCGGCCAGCCAGTCGCGCGCGATCTGCTCCCAGCTTTTCCAGCCGATCGGCGAATAGAGCGCCGAGATGTGGAACCCGATCGAGTTTGGATCCTGCGACTTTGCCGTTGCCCGCCATTCGCCTGCTTCCAGCATTGCGGTCTTATGATGCTCGGCAATCGGGGTATTGCAACCCTCGCAATGATAGGTGGCTGTTTCCGGCTTGCCCTTGGCCCAGCGCAGGCGTTCGAACTCCAGCCATTGCATGTGAGAGCAATGCGGGCAGGGCACGAAATAACGACGTTGGTCGGAGGCTTCGTATTCCCGCTCGATCCGGCTTAGCCCCTTGATTGTCGGGGTTGAAACCATGAACACCTTGCGGCGGTGCGCAAAGGTCGTTGTTCTTGCCTCCGCCAGAGAGACCGGATCGCCTTCCTCGTCGGCTGAAGCCGGATAGGCATCGACCTCGTCGAGAAATATGTAGCGTGCCGGCATCGAGCGCAGACCCGTGGCCGAGTTCGCGCCGGTCAGAACCAGAATGCCACCAGGGAATTCCTTGGAAAGCATCGAGTTGCCCGCATCGCGCGATCGCGCCGGATTGACCCGTTCCCGAAGCGCCGGACTGTCCTCGATCAGCGGATCAATCCGTCCGCGAGACGATCGTTTGGCCATCTCTAGTGTCGGTAGCACTGCCAACATCGGACCCGGGGCGTGATGGATCACAAATCCGATCCAGTTATTGCCCGCTTCCGTTGCCCCGACTTGCGCGGCCTTCATAAAAGTAATGCGTTGTGCTGGGTGTCCGGGCGAGAGCGCATCCATGATCTCGCGCAAATACGGGGTGCGGGCCGTGCGGTATCGTCCAGGCTCTGCCGAGGCACGCGAGGATAACCAGCGGTGCTGGTCCGCCCACTCCGAAACTGTCAGATCGGGATCAGGGCGCATTCCGCGTCGCCAGGACTGGAGCATGTCCTCGGCTCCGTCAAAGCTCAGATCGGGTGCAAATTCCTCTTCATCCAAGGGTGACCTTGAGATCGGCAAGGGCGTCGAGCTGCTCTCTGACATGGGTTTCCAGCACCCTTTGCATGGTTGCGGTCTCTATTGTGACTGCTGCTCCCGTTGTGCCTGAAACCTCGGCTGATACTTGTGCTGCCATCAGTGCCGCGACGCGGGCGGGCCATGTGACCCAAACGTCACGCTCTTGTCGTGCCAACCGGAACACCATCGTTTCCGCGCGGGCCCGATCTACCAGCGCACCTTTTTTCTTCTGGATTGAAAGCTGGCGTTCCTGTGCCTGATAAACTGTTAGTGCTGTGCGGGCCTTGAGATAGGACGAACTCTCGGCCGGACCGCTGATGCTGCTCTCGTTGCTGGCAACGGACCTGCGTTGTTGATCCGGATCCGTCATACCGGCACGTCGTGCATCAGAGGTGGCGGCGTTTATTGAACCGTCACCATAAAGCACCATCCGGCCGTTGCGTTTTGCCTTCTGGATCGCGCCGCGCGAGAGCTTTGAATGGGCGGAATACTGGCGTTCGCTCATTCCCTGCATGGCCAAACTCCACAACAATTAAAGCAATGATATTGCTTGGTATTACGTTGATTACACTTCGCTTTGGAGCGACTCCGGTTACAGAAGCGATGCAGTTATTGTGTCGTAAATCACGGAGCTAATATCATGACTGCACCAACCAAAACCGATACGGAAGCCGTCCTACTCGAGATTGCGCGGAACCACTTCTTCATCGAGACGTTCAATACGCAAAATATCGATTGGCTTGATTTCCACGAAGTTTCCGTCTGGTCGATCCGCCAAGCGCTCGAAGCTGCGTTTGCTGCCGGTCAGGCTGCCGCAAAACAGGGAGCGTAAAAGCCATGCCCAAACTCACCGACATACAAGCCCGCATCCTGAACGCTGCATCGCGGCGCGCAGGCAATCTCGCGATGCCGCTACCCAAAGGTCTGCATGGTGCGGTTGCCAAAAAGGTTGTTGGCATGATGGTGGAGCGCGGGTTGCTTGACGAGGTCGAGGCCAACGTTCGAAAACACGAACCGCTCTGGCGCGAAACCGGAGATGGCCATGGCACCACTCTGGTAGCGACCAGTACGGGGCTGGCTGCCATCGGTGTGGATCCGGTTGTGGTGCAAGCTATTGCCAAGCTGCGTAACGGTCCGCGTGAAGTCGCCGCTGATACGGACGAGACCAAATCGGAGAAACCACGCACCGGAACAAAGCAAACACAGCTGATTGCCTTGATTGAAACTCCAACCGGAGCCAGCCTCGATGAAATCATGGCCGCTACCGGATGGCAGGCTCACACAGTGCGGGGTGCGATTTCGGGAACGCTGAAGAAGAAACTGGGGCTGGCTGTGGTCTCGGAAAAGATTGAGAACAGAGGGCGGGTTTACCGCATCAGCTGACTGATTGTGATGGCGCCGTCCTGATAGGGTGGCGTTTTCTTATCAGGGGTTACGAACACGGAGTGTCTCGAACAACCGACGAAGTGCAAAACTGCGCAGGATCGAAACAACCGTGAAGGCCGCGCCCAGTGTCAGATTTTGGGGCAGCGACGTGTGCAGCCCAAACATCGGAAACACCAGCATTTGCGTACCAACCGCTACGATGTAACCGATCACTACATTTGCAATAGCCTCGAGCAGTGACATGGCTCGGGACTGGCTCATGCCGAAGCCCGCGTGGCTTTGATCTCGTCAAAGCTTCGACCATCTCCATCCAGCACTGCCGCCTCACCGCTAAATTGTTGCCATCGCTCGACCGCCACATCGACATAAGCCGGATCCAGCTCGATCCCGTAACAAACGCGCGCGGTGGTTTCGGCCGCGATAAGCGTCGTGCCCGATCCCATGAATGGTTCATAGATCGCTTGTCCCGGGCTGGAATTGTTCAGGATCGGGCGACGCATGCATTCCACCGGTTTTTGCGTTCCATGCACCGTTTGTGCATCCTGATCCTTGCTGGCGATCTGCCAGAGCGTTGTCTGCTTGCGATCCCCGGCCCAGTGACCCTTGCCGGTTTTTTTGACTGCATACCAGCAGGGCTCGTGTTGCCAGTGGTAATCGCCGCGGCTCAGAACTAACCGGTCCTTGGCCCAGATGATTTGCGAGCGAATCTTGAAGCCCACCGCCTCGAGGCTTTCGGCCACCGTGGCCGCGTGCAGAGCTCCGTGCCAGACATAGGCAACATCGCCCGGGAACAGGGACCAGGTCTCGCGCCAGTCGGCGCGGTCATCGTTTAACACCTTGCCGGTACGTTTGGTTTTTGCTGCCCCAACCTGATTACGCCACCCCGGATCGTATTCGACCCCGTAGGGCGGGTCGGTTACCATCAACAGCGGTTTTACGTCACCAAGAAGCCGTCCGACCAC